AAACAGGCAAGCTGCGCGTCGAATCAAAGGAAAAGATGGCAGCGAAAAGTATGAAGTCACCGGACCGTGCGGACGCATTGCTTGCTTGCATCGCGCTTGGCAGTCGCATCAGCGGAGCCATGACGGGCGCGGCATCAGTTACCACATCGAGGAACACATTCGCCAGTCGAACCGTCCGAGGGTTTAACGCTCTGTAAATTTGAGCTTGCCATTGGCTGCATTGCGTGCTATTGCCATGCTCACCATGACCGCAGACGAACGAAAGGGCATCGTAGCGCCTTTGCCAGCTTCCTACCGCACGCAGGACTATGACCTTGCCAATGTAACGCCAGAGCAAGTGCGCAGCATTCTACGCAACGTGCGCACCGGCAGGCTGGAGGATCAGGATCGACTTTTCCGAATGATGGTCGATTCTTGGTCGCGTCTGCGTAAGTGCATCAACGAGATCGCCGGTAATGTCACGGCGCTCGACATCGAGATCAAGCCAGGTATTCGCGAAGGTGCCGAGGAACCGACACCGCAGGCATTGCAGATCCACGAAACAGTAGAACGAGCGCTTGAATCGTATGCACCACGTCCGAGCCATTGGGAACTCGACACGAAGGGCATGATGCGTGCGCTTATCGACGCCTACGCCAAGGGAATCAGCGTGGTGGAAATCATATGGCACACCGAAAACGGAATCGTTTCACCGCGCTGCTACGCTCCAGTTCCAGCGAAGTATCTCGCCTATCCATCAGCATCGAACGAGATCGACCGCTTGATGATGGCACCGAACGGCGTCAACTACGACACCCTGATCGACTTCCCGCCTGACAAGTTTCTGATTGCCATCTGGCAGCAAGGGGGCTGTCATCCAATCCACTCGGCAAACCTTCGCGCGCTCACGAAGTTCTGGCTCGGTGCGATTTATGGTCTCGGATGGTTCATGCAATACGCGCAGTTGTATTCGATCCCGTGGCGACATGCGGAAACCGACGGCAGTGACGAAGCAATGATGAAGGCACAGGAGATGCTGGAAAATATCGGAACGAGCGGCTACGCAGTTACCGGACCGGGTGTGAAGTTCTCGATCATGGACGGCATCAAAGGTGGCGAATCGCTGCCACAGGTAGCTCTGATGAACGAGTCAGACAAAGCTTGTGATATTCTCATGCTGGGTCAGACGTTGACAACAGACGTGGGTGACAGCGGAAGCCGAGCGCTTGGCGATGTCCACGCGACAGTGCGCGGCGACATTCTGCAAGCGGTCGCGACATGGATCGGGCAGGTCGTGACAACACAGTTGATCCCTTCAATCGTTCGTATGAATTACGGCGCAGCGATCGCCAGCGAGGACATGCCCTATGCTGAAATCGTAATACCGAAGCCGAAAGATGAGAAGGCAATCGCCGAGCGCATCAAGATCGTCACGAAGGACATCGGGCTTCCAGTCTCGAACAAATGGATCTACAACGAACTCGGCATTGCTGAACCGCAAGAAGGCGAGGCGCTATTTGGCGAAGTCGAAGATCCGCTCCCATTGCTCCCTGAAATCACCGAGGCGGCACGCGCTGACATTGACCTACGACCAACCGAGGACATGGCGAAGGCAGCACAGGATGCGCTTGAGATTCGCAGACAGAAGCCAGCATCAGAGCGCGGCATGACATCGGTCGGCATCGCACGAGCAAGGGACATCTCCAACCGTTCCGAGTTATCAGCCGAGACGGTGAAGCGCATGGTGTCATTCTTTGCTCGCCATGAGATCGACAAAAAAGGCGAGACATGGGACGAGAAAGGCAAGGGCTGGCAAGCATGGCATGGCTGGGGCGGCGATGCTGGCAGAGAGTGGGCAAACGCAAAGCTCAAACAGATCGAAAATGACCGATGAGGAAATGCGTGAGGTGGCGGGGCAATGGCTCGCACCGGTGGATCAGATCTTTGCTGACCTGATCGACAAGAGCTATACCATGACCGCAGGCGCATTTCAAATTGAGGTTGAGCAAGTCATCGAACGCATACCGCAGTTGTTTTTCATGCTCGACAAACGAGCGCTTGAAACGTCGCTGGAGAATGAGATCGGCGCGGCAATCGTCAAATCACTAGAGCGCGAACTATGAAAATCACAATTACGGCGACGGGACTTGATCCAGTCAAAGCATCCATGATTCGATTACAATCGGCATCGGTGCGTAAGATCGCTGTGATGACTGGAGCGCAAGACGCTTTGGAAGTCGTCGAAAAATACTACAACATGGGCGGCTCAAAGCTTTGGGAAAATCCATCGCTTCCGACACATGGACCGGGACGTAAGAAAACGCAGTGGTGGCGAAAAGTGGCTGGCTCATGGTCAATCATGGGCGCTAGCGGATCAGGCGTGACACTACGCAGCAAGGGTGCCATTGGATTCTCGCACAAAGTAACCGGCGGCACGATCACAGCACGACGTGCAAAGTTCCTCACGATCCCCATCGTGCCAGAAGCGCACGGTCTGACAGCTCGCACATACAGTCGAACGATTGCACCGCTATTCGCGGTCAAGGGTGTGCTAGCGCAGGCAGATGAGAACTCACCGACTGGTATTAAGCCGGTGTTCGTGCTGAAGAAATCAATCACGCAGAAGCCATGGCAAAACGCTCTGCCACCTGAGAAAACATATCTCGATGCGTTTACGAACGGGGCGCTACAAAGCATCATTGCACAGGTCGAAAGTGCTACTTAAAGAAAAGTAATTACAAGCCGAAAGCGAGTGGTAATCTCTTACTCGAAATGGCGAACGAAATCATCAGTGCATCATTCCAGACCGAAGTGGAAGCTTTGGCTGAGAGCATTGTATATCTCCCTGAAGGCGAGCATGAAATCCATGCTACTGTGAACGGCAAACCTGCCAAGCGCAAGGTGAAGGTCGATGAGTCGATCCTCGCTTCGTTCACGAACGACTTGCAAGCTCGCCAATCTCGCAACGTGCGACCATTCGCAGGCTTCGATCACAAAGCTGGTCCTGCATCATTCATTCCTAAAGAGTTCCGCTATGAAACGGGCGTTGGGCTTGTGCTGGACATCGAATGGACACAAGCAGGCAAGAGCGCCGTCGAAGGCAAGGACTACTCCTATTTTTCCCCGAACTTTCTACTCGCCAACGGCACGCCAGCAGGTCTGCCGACACACGGCGAGATCGGTTCGCTCGTTAACGAGCCAGCATTCGAGGCGATGGAAAAGATCGCTGCATCATACAACGAAACCAATATGGACATCAAACCACTAATCGACCTTGGACTTGTTGCCGAGGATGTTGACCCTGAGAAAGCAATGGAAATTGCTAAGCTCGAAATCGAAGCCATGAAAAGCAAGATCGCTGAGATCGAAGCTGGTTACATGACGAAAGAAGCCGACGCAGTGCAAGCTGCTGCCAACCACGCCAACGAACTGGAGACAGTCACCGCATCGCGTGACGCTCTCGCTAGCGAAGTGGAAACGCTCAAAGCATCACTCGCTGAAATCGAGGACAAAGCTGCTGACAGCGTGATCGACGAGGCCGTCAAAGCTGGTCGCATCGCTCCGCAAGATGAAAAAGCCAAGTCATTCTGGAAGGCACAAATCAAAGCTGACAAGAACTCTGTGGAAATTCTCAACGCCATCCCATCCAAGCCGGTTAACGGAGAAACCGTTCTCGCCGGTAAAGCTGAAGAAGGCACCAAACAAACCGAACTCAAAGGACTCGCACTCGTCGAAGCATCCTTCAAAGCTCAAAACCAATCTCACTAAACAAATAATACTATGCCCAACAACCTAACTCTGTTAGACCTTGCCAAGCTCAACGGACATGATCCCATCGTCGGTCTGATTGAGGAAGTCGCCAGTGCCTCACCTGAGGTAACAATCATTCCAGCTCGCACGATCCGCGGCACGTCCTACAAGACTGTGACCCGCAACAGTCGCCCGAGCGTTGCATTCCGTCAAGCCAACGAAGGCACGGATGCGACCAAGTCGAACTTCACCGAACGTCTGGTTGAGTGCTTCATTCTCTCGGCTCGCGTTGAGGTCGATAAGGCTGTTGCTCGCGGTTACGAGGACGGTGCTGAGGCTCTCCAAGCCATCGAGGCAATGGGAGTTATGCGCGCTGCTCTGACCACAGTTGGAACTCAAACCATCTACGGCGACAACGCAAGCTCGAAAGGCTTCGCCGGTCTGCAAACATTGGTTAGCGCTCTAGGGAGTGACATCGTAGTTGATGCAGGCGGCACAACCTCAGCGACTGGTTCCTCGGTTTATGCCATCAAGGCAGGCAATACTGGCGTGCAATACGTCTACGGTAACGGCACAACCTTCGACCTCTCGCCATTCCGCGAAGGCGACGCAGTTGATGCAGACGCCAAACGCTACGCTGCATTCATCGCTGACCTCACCGCTTGGATCGGCTTCCAGTGCGTTAACAAGCACGCAATCGGTCGTTTGAAAAAGCTCACCGCAGACAGCGGCAAAGGATGCACAGACGCCAAGATTGCCGAGCTTCTCAGCAAGTTCCCAGTTGGCGAGCGTCCGACTCACTTGCTCATGTCGCGCCGTTCCGCATTCCAGTTGCAAGTCAGCCGGAACACAACCCCATCGACCAAGCAGGAAGCCTTCACCGGCATTCTTCCAGGTGTGCCAACGGAATCCTTTGGAGTTCCAATCATCATCACCGACTCGATCGTTGACACCGAAACCCTCAGCTAATTCTAACCATACAAAATCATGAGCTTCGAATTTAACCGAAACATTCAAGACAAGAATTACACCTCCACTGTTGCGATTGCACAGGCTGGTGCAAACACCGCAGCATTTGACCTCGAACAAGCAGTTGGTGGCGACATCGAGCGAGTAGTTTTCTCGCTTTCTGCACCGACCGCTGCTGGCATCTCCGACACCAAAGTCGTGACCTACGCACTGCAAGACAGCGCCGACGGTTCTTCATGGGCTGCCGTTGATCCAGCAATCAGCACGACTCAGACTGGTGCAGGTGGCGCTGGTATCGTTGCCAAAGAGGTTCGCTTCCGCGTTCCAGCTAACACCCGCCGCTATGTGCGCATCGCTCAAACGATGACTGCCACGGCTGGCACTGTTACTGGCAGCATGGTCGCCAAGCTTTTGTTCTAATCCGTTGGAACTTGTGTGCAAAGGGCGGCGGAGTTGGTAGTTTCCTCCGCCGCCCTAAATTCTTGAAACTCAAATCATCATGGCTTGGCTCGCTCTAACATATTCCGCACTTCGTGACAGACTCTCAACCGAGGAGTTCAATCGTTTGCTTGCCGAATGTCCGACACCCGAGGATAAAGCGCAGGAGATCCTCACGAGCGTAGCACAAGACATTGCCTCACGCGTCAACTCAGGTCGTCGCAAGCGTGGATTGCCTCCAGTGGTCAACACTGGCTTGTATGTTCCACCGGGCGCACGCAGGCACGCATACAATCTCTCACGCCAAGAGCTTACAGATTCCTATCCATCGCTCGCAGAATTTAACGGCGATGATCGACGCAGAGCAGTTGAGGAAGCCAACAGCTATCTCGATGACCTTGCCAACAACAACGCAGACTCCGATGATACCGGAGCCGAATCATTCGCTGCTATTAGCGGCAGTTCTTTTCGTTATGGCGGCGCTGCTGTCATGAACTTTTCAGAATCACCATGAGCCTCATACGTCAGATAGTCGAAAGCATGGCAAAGACGCTGAAAGATCATGCGTATTTTCGCACCGTGCCGATTATTCCCGTGCTGGTTCAAGACCACAAAGACATCGACCGCGAGATCGAGAACGCAATGAGCAAGGCAGGCGCTTTCGTCATGGTCAACTTTTCACAGAGTGAGGCATCGTCACCCGACACGCCCGGACCATACATGGACTCAGCGACGTTCTCGGTTACTTGCTCGGAGATTCCAAGCGTCTGGAGACAGCAGGCTGGTAACATGTCAAAACCAAGCGCAACAGAGATCGGCGAGGCAGTGGCTCGCATTCTGCACCATCACAAACCACTTGACGCTAGCGGTGATTCACTCACAGGCGGCGTTCTCACTTTTGATTCCATGCAAGAGGACGCGACGCCTCCGATGCTTCAACAAATCATCACTTTCAATTGCCCCGTGGGGCTACAAAATACAACTCCAACACGCTAAACCATCATGCCAACATTCGACAGAACCACCATCGTTCGCGGTCCTTGCAAAGTCACCTATGATTCGCAAACATTCTACTCCAAAGCTGGAGTAGTGCTGACCACGACCAACTCGACATTCGACAAAGAAACTGACGCTTACGGCATCGTGAGCAAGTCGAAAACCGACTTCACTATCGTTGTTGAATTTGAGCCAGTTGGTGAAATCGAGGCGCTCGCAGTTCTCTTCCCGCACGGCAACACCGCAATGGGAGCCAGCATCTACGGTTCGACCGACAAGAACCTTGTCATCGTATCGGCTGATAAAACCTACACGATACTCAACGCTCAGATCACGCAGATGCCGACCATCTCGTGCAGCGCGACCAAGACCGCGTTCGGCTCGGTGCAGTTCACAGGATTGCTCAAGAAAGACGGCGACCCACAGAACATCGAGGACTACTACACGACCGCAGGCGGCGATAGCATCGGCACAGGATTCAACCCATCGTTGATCTACACCGCACCTTACACCGCGACACTTGGAGCACTTGATCCATTCATGAGCGCAGAAGGCTTTGAGATCAGCTTTGACCTTTCACTCAATCCAGTGCTCGTCGATGGCATCGGCACGGTGGACATGAGCATGGGAAATCTAGGCTGCAACATCACTTGCATTCCGACTGGCATTGATCAACTTGACTTCGATACCTTCTTCGACAACCTCAGCGCAGGCGAGGACTTGGCAGTAAGCGCACTCGAAATCAAAACCACTACAGTGGGAGGATTGGACTTCGATGCAGCAGCGGTTCAAGTCACCGAGCTTCAACGCAACTTTTCTGCGAGTGATAACCGACTCGGCACGCTCACCATGAGCGCCAAGCGGACATTCAACGCAGGCGCATCAGTCACCCTATTCCAAATCGGCGCAGTATCCTAAGCAATGTTCGTAAGACTCCAGCGCGGCGCGATTGCTTACGACCTCGCCGGTGGCGATGGTCAAAGAAGCGAAACGTCCAACTTCCAAATCTCGGCTGAGCCGAACTTTCAGCAGGTGCAATACATCGAGGCTGACCAGTTCGATCAGTTCTTCCGTGGTGGATCTAGCACGACTGTCAGTTTTGACAGCGTGCTGACATTCACGTCACTAACCGATGCTGAGAACTACTTGCTCAACATGCCTCAAGGCTTGCTCTCACAGGCGAGCCAAACGGCGACGATTGGCAGGCTGACAGCGGCAGGCACAGTGCAATCCGAGACGCTAACTTGCGTCGGCACAACGACTGGAGCTGGTAACATCAACTGGTCCTTCACAAGCGTGGACGTGACAGCGAGCGGATCGACGGCGGTTCTATCAGGCGACACGCCGACACAATACGCGGCGAAGATTGCGACATCGCTTAACGCAAATTCAAGCATTGCATTTCGCTACATCATCACGAGTTCAGGTGCGACCGTTATCATCACAAAGCGCCAAGCAGAAGCCAATGACGGCACGCTTGCACTTGTCACCACAAACGGCTCGCCATCGCCAGTTATCACAGGTGCAACGAGCGCAAACACAACGGCAGGAGTTGCACCGACAATCTCCAACTCGAAAACGCTCTCCAGCGTCTCATGCGTGGTAAATCTTGCGCAAAACGGAGTTTCGATCTTGCAAAACGTAACACTACTCGGTAAATACTAGCCATGGCAGCGAAGAACGTCGATATTAAGATCAACACAACTGCAAGCGGGACAGGCGCGAAGCAGACGGAAGATGGTCTAAAAAAAGTAGGCGAGGAGGCAGAAAAATCCAGTAAGAAAAGAATCTCTGCCGAAGAAAGAGCGGCACTAAAAGCCGAGCAAGCAGCACAAAAAGCTGCTGATGCAGCAGTTCGGGAGGAACAACGAAAGACCGCAGCGACAGAAGCGGAAGCAGCGAAGCGAGTCAAAGCGGAACAAAAAGCTCAAGCGCAAGTAGAACAAGCTACAGCAAAATCAGCAAGTAGGCGCAGTCAGATGGCTGGGCAAGTTGGATTACAGGCTCAGGACATTGCGGTGCAGGCGCAGATGGGAACGAGCGCGGTCACGATCTTGGCACAGCAAGGCACGCAGATTGCCAGCATCTTCGGACCGCAGGGAGCCATTGTTGGCGCTCTCATCGGCGTCGGTGCAGTTGCGGCAAAAGTATTCTACGACATGGCTGTGGCTTCTGCGGTGACAGGCGAGGCGATGGAGGACATGAGCGACAAGCTCAAAGAAGCGTTTGACGATCAGGCGAAGAAATCAATCGAGGACTTCAACGCGCAGTTGCAAAATCAAACAAACATTGCGCAGTCATTGCGTGAAGTAGAAGTGGACTTGCTAGAAGCACGTTTAGACCGTCAAGAAGCTGACTCATCCATCATTGCCTCACAATCAGCTCTGGAAGTGGCTGCTGTAAAATATCTCCAGACCATAGGGCAGACTGTGAACGCTGAAAAGCAACTGGCAGCAATCAGAAAATCAGAGGCAGAAGCACAAAAGGCTGCACAGATACAAGACATTGAGAATCAAGTGACAGTTGCGCGCGAGCGTTACAAGCAGTATTCAGATCAATATCAAGAAGTCCAAGGTCAGACCGATCAGGCACAAAAGCGACTTGCTGAACTTGAAAAAAGGCAGCAAGAACTCATGTCATCTTTGAATTTCAGCCGTAGAATGGACGCGCAAAGCCGAGACGCTGGAACGCTCGGACAAGATGAGACATCTGGCAAAACGAACGCTTTAACAGCGGAGATGGATGCGCTGAAAAAAGAAATAGGCGGCATTTACAATATCATCAACAAAGCTCCTGAAAGACTCGCAGAGATCACAAATCAAGCGATTGTTTCAGCATCATCGCTGCAAAATCTAGTTGATGATTCGGCTTCACAGATTGCAAAGATCAACGAGAAATACAACCTGACGACAAAAGCGCAGGAACTCGGTGCGACGACAGAACTCATCACCAAGGGCGCGGCTGAAATCGTCAAAGTCATCAGTGAATTCGATGCAGTGACACCTCTCCAGCAGCAGGCGAAGGCAGAAGCACTAGAAGCAGCAAGCGATGGAGTCATCACTGCACAAGAACAAATCAAGATTTCTGGCAATCTCAGAACTCTTATGAGTTCGCTCAAAACAGGGCAAGAAGGCAATCTGAAAACGCTACAAGATCTTTTGAAGCTCAATGACACGATTGGAGTCAAGATGCAACAAATGTCGAATCAAATCAAAGGTCTAAAAGAAAAGATCAGTAACATCAAAATTTCATAATGCCAGTCTGGACCATAACAGGAGAAGCAGCAAAAGCTTGGGACACAACGTCCAAGACTCTGGCAGAGCGTGCAGTAGAAAACGCATCGCTCACGTTCCGCAGCGTCGGCACCGATGAATTGGTGCTGAACATCTCACCAGAAAACATTGTTAGCTACACGGCGCCGACCTATGCGCAGAGGGTCGATCTTTTCCGCAACGGCACGCGGTTCTTCACGGGTTACGTCACAAATGTCCGAACGACATCGAACAACTCGATCACGGTCACGATCAGCAATGCCTGGTGGTTCATGGAACGGATCAACTACGTCACGAGCCAGACCGATGGATCTGGAGCAAGTGCGAATCGACTGACTGGAGTTTTCGGCAATGCAACAAGCGGGACGAATCTCACCACGGCGATACAGACCGCTATTGATACGAGCGTTTCACTTGGCGTGCCGATGGCAAACATCACAGGAGGTAGCACGGTCGGGACGTATTTCGACATCCCGCGCGTCACGCTCAACCAGTCAACGTGCGCACAGGTTATCAGTGAGCTTGTAAGGCTCGTTCCTGACACGATGACCTATTTCGACTATACGAACTCGACTCCGACATTCAACGTCGTCAGGAGGGCAGCAGCGACCACTCGCACGCTCACGATCGGCACGTCACCCGTTGAGGATTTCGACGTCAACCCGATGATCGAACTGCAAGTATCGCAGGTGGTTCTACCATACGTCACACGAGACACAAACGGATTGACGAGCTACCAGACGCAATCGTCAGGCACAGCGGCAACGGGCAAGATCCAAGTGCTGACAATCAGCGGTCCAGAACTCGACACCTTCCTGCCGAGCGAGTATTTCGATTCTGCCACGCTGACAGGATTCCCGCTCGCTACGCAGTTCGAGGATTTCGTTTTATCGTCATCGCAATTCGCTGGAGCGGTGGCAAACGGGCTTCGATTTACTAACATCAACATTCAACAGGGGCAGCGGCAATACAGCGGCTACAATTCAGGAAAGGGACCAACTACTGGCACTTTCAGTCCGAACGTTCGATCTGTTCAATACACACAGCCAGCGGCATCTATTACCGACGACACGGGACAGCCTGCTTCACTTGGCTCACAGTTGATCCTCTCCGACAACTTGCCAGAATGGGCAATTACGGCACACAATCTCAAGCCTATCGTTATCTCTGGACAATGGATTTACGAATGGAAAGATCAAGTGTTTGATTTCGGAGATGGGTATGAGCAGAATGAATCATTGCCTCAATGGCTACCTTCATTAACTCGCGAACAAAAGGATTCATATTGGGATGGCGATTTCCACTACATTCTGATCGGTGGCGAATACACCGTGCAAGGCTACACGACCAGCAGCTCGACGCTTCCTCACATGTATGGAACCACGCAAACTGGCACGACCACGGGAACCTTGATCCTTGCATCGACAGCAAGCTCGATTAACGGCTTTTACACCGGCATGAGAATCGCCTACATGCAGAAGCCAGGGTCAGGAGGACCAGACGGAGTAAATGACGTTTGGTATATCGCGACGATCACCGGTTACAACGGCACGACAAAGGCAGCGACATATACGACCTCAACAGGACCAGCGACAAGATCGGGCTTTCCGTATCGTATTCTCGGCACGAAGGTGTTTGCTCCCGCAGACTACTCTTTCATTTCTCCACCGGCGAACCTCGCGGCAAACTTGCTCACAACGATGAATTTTATCCCCTACGAAGGCAGCGTGCGGATCACAGAACAGACGGCAGGCGGCACACGATACCGTGGATGCAAAGTCAACCTTGACAACACACGCAGCGAGCTTGCCAGTATGGGAGCCATGGTCGCAGAGGAAACGCTCGACCTCAAGAACGGCACAACAGATTTGACGCTTGGCACTCCACCGAGGCTCGACTACCGCAGCTTTACTGACAAAATCCGCAGGACTTCACAAGACAACATCGTTTTCAATCCATGACACAATTTCTTTGCACAGTTGATTCGAACGGAAACATTCTCTGTAATGGCGGCTATGTCGTGGATCTCAAAGCGGCGACAAGCGGAATCTACATCGTGGGCGGAACTCCGACGTCATTACTGACAGCAACCGAGGACTTGCGAACAAGCACGAGCGCTGCGCCGATCTTCCTCGGAGGCGGTGGTGGCAATGTCAAATCTTCTGGCACGATCACCGCTACGCTATCCCCAGTCGGCTGGTTCGGACAAACGGATACCGACGAATGGACCGATTCAGTGGGTAACAAAGTCGTTGCAGATTTCGGAGCAGGCACAGCGGAAATCGTTGACCCGACAAACACAGCAATCGCTACGTTCTCAGGCTCATTCACTTTCGCGCCGGTCGGCACCTTTACCGCTACAACGTTCGGAGAGGACACATACAACGGAGGCACGGCATTCACCCTCGACATCAGCTACGACGGCACGAGACGCACCAGCACGGCGAATGTGCTAGTATCGAGAGGCACAGCGCAGGGCGGCGAATATCCGCTGACTGGATTTCGCGAATGGGCGAACACAACATGGCTTCTGACCACTAACTCAGACGGCACCGCGCAGATCAATGACGGCACCGATGACGTTGCGACACGATCCGCTGATTACTCACCCGATTCACCAAGTGGGACATACACATCGACCGCTTACGGTGAGACGACATACGGCGACTCACAGCCATTCAACATGGCGGTCACGCTCTCACCGGCATTCCCGAAACTTGGATACGTCTATGTCGAGATCGAGAAATCAGGATCGAACTTTACGGCGGTGACTGGTCCGTTCTTTTCGACTTCTCTACCTGCTAATAGTTCGACTCTCGAATACGTGCCGATTGCATACAGTGACGGCAGCGGCTTACTAATTCAGATTCACGAAGGCTCAATCTTATGGCGCTAATTCCAGCTTGCATTTTCACCTACTCAGCAGATTCGCTTCCTTTGCGCGAGTGCGTCCGAGGAGCGAAAATCGCAGGACTTCTGCCAGTCGTGATCGACGACGCAAAGCACCCGATGGGACATGCCGTCTGGTCATGGGTGGAATCACAAGGCGGCTTGTATTTCCAGAGTGACTTCAATCGCAGGGGCAATCTCAACGGCACAGAATGCGCAGCAGGCATCGCAAAATGCTTGTATGAGGCAATGAGGCTCACGCACACGGCGCAGGCATTCAAGCTCGACAGTGACACGATCATTCAGCGAGTGGACAGCTTCCAAGGCATCAGCACGGGCGTATGCTCAAGCACGATGAACCGGCGCGAAGCTTTCGGCTGTTGCTATTCTCTGACCCGTGATGCAGCTCGCCGGGTTCGTGATGATCTAGTGGCGATGAATGATCCACACGGACCAGAGGACGTTCTCATCTGGAAATCAATCAAACGTTTGAACATCCGGCATAAGCTGCACGACTTCAACCCGAGCGGCGGCGCTTTTTCCGCAGTGCCGAAAACATTCGATCCAGTGGACTGTGCGAGGTTCGATGTTCTGACCTTTGGTAATCCACCATCAGACGGCTGGAAGGATCGAGCGCTTGAAATTACGCTCGCAATGCGGAGATTGAACGACTTCAACTTTAGGCTTGCAAATTCTCAGAAATAAAATATAACCCGTCAAAGTCATGTTGCCAATTTACGAAGTATATAAAGGGGAGAACATCTCCATGAGCTTTACCGCTACGCTTGATGGCGCACCTTACAACTTGACGGGAAAAACCGTGCAGGGAGTCATGCGGTCATCGGTCAATGGTGAAGTGATTCTCAATCTTTCACCGACGATACCGATACCGGCGAACGGAGTGGTTCTCATCAACGTTTCAACATCCAGCATACCGGCAGGAATTTACGGCGCAGACGTGCAAATCTCGACTAGCACGGTGCCAGTCGTGATTCACCAGTGGACGCAAAAAATCAGACCAAAATACACCCCGAATTTATGAGCTTTGACAAAGTAGAAGTCCGCGTGTTCAGCGGTCCGGATCAGGTGCAAGTCGGCAGCAATACCGAGCCTGATCTCATCGTAATGAACATCGGACCGAAAGGCGATGCAGGAACATCAGCAACAGTAGCAGTCGGCACGACAACGACTGGCAACGCAGGGACAAATGCAAGCGTTACAAACAGCGGCACGACTAGCGCGGCGGTGTTTAACTTCACGATCCCAAGGGGCGACACAGGCGCAGCAGGTGCTAGCGGTGGATCATCGACGGCTTGGAGATACCGAGCAAAAACCAATGCGACCAGCGGTTATCCTACCAACGGTCACTTGCTCTGGAACAACGCTACGCAAACTAGCGCAACGGAAATTCTCGTTTCGCACCTCGACGATGAAGGAACTGACGTTGAGCTTTTGCTTTCGTTCTTTGCACAAGATCAAAAAATCTTCATTCAAAATCGTGATGACAGCTCGCAGAATCAAGTCTGGGAAATTAGCGGAACGCCAACGGTAACGGGTGCCAACACATCGACGGCATACTACACTTTTCCTGTGACTTTGGTATCATCGGCAGGGGCAGCATTTACAAACAACCACTCGATACTTTTTGGATCAATCGCAGCGTCTGTTAATGCAGTGACAAGCGCAACCACATCGGATGGCACGGCAAATTTATCAATTGCCGACTTGGAAGTAGTAGGCGGCGAGATTTACACAGACGGTGATTATTCACAAATTTACACGCAGGGGACAGATGCGCATATTTTTACGCTTGGATCGGGGGCTGAAATTTTTACCGAAGGCGAACTAGCTCAAATTTACACTACTGGAGCATCAGCGCAAATTTACACAGCAGGAGCGGGAGCGACAATTGGCACGCAAGGAGCAAATGCAACGATCTACACTCAAGGCGCAAACGCTACAATTTCAACCGCAGGTTCAGCGGCTCACATCCAGACATCGCACGCAAGCGCAGCAGTAAAAAGCACCAACTTTGCAGCAGTTGAAAGCGGCGGCGCATCGCTTGTCGATGGCAGTATGCAACCTTGCCTCACTTGGAGTGCAGGAGGGCGTAACTTAACCATACCAAGCGGGACAGCGACCACCTTTAACACCACAAGCTACACCTACGGCACAGGGTCAGCGGCAGCGCATCGCACGGCATTAGGGCTTACAACGCTCGCCACGACAACACCAGCAGCAAACGTAGCAAACTTCCTTGAGTTCCCGACCAGCGCAAACCTAGCATCGGCACTCACCGACGAAAACGGAACAGGCGGCGGCTTTGTTCGAGCCGAGGGCGCGACTTTGACAACGCCAACTTTCACCGGATCAGCAGCAAGGGCGAACGGACAAAATGCCGTGCCAGCGACCGATGATGAAATAATCGTGCGCCAAAGGTCAGCAAAAGAATCGTTTTATTCTATCGGAACCGTTAGGAATATCGTTTACCCGCCCTCATTTGGTACGAGTGGCACAGGTTCCGCAACCGCAATTACAGATGCGGGCAGCAGGCTTTTCTCACTAAACAGCGGCACGGCAAATAGCGGATGGGCAAGAGCTACATTGGCACGCGGAGTAAGTGCTGCACCAAACATAACAGGGACTGGAATTAACTACAACAAAAAACTAGGAATTTCAATCGCATTTACCACTGCCAAATCCAATTTTACTAACACTGGAAACGTTACTCGAATTGTTTTTGGAACAAACCAGACAGCAACCGCTGACGGAGTTGATCCACTTTCTGGTTTAGGTTTCGGCATTGAGTTTAAAGCCAACGGATCATCGCACGACATAAGAGTTTTTGGACATAACGGATCAAGTATAAATTATTCGGCATGGGTAAATTCTGGGTGTCCGAACTCAGTTGCATCCGGCGTACATACTCTTGGTGTCGAGTCAGATGGGGCTGGTAACATTTTTGGTTTTTTCGCGGTCAATAGCAGTCGAACACTTGTCACCGTTACGGGAACAGGAGGGCCGACTGGAACTGGCACATCCGCAAACAGCTATGTTGACGTTCAATCCAGTAACAGCGCATCATCAACCACGAGTCAATTTGTCATTGGATTTGACGCTAAAATTTACGTAGAATAAAAATCATGTCCCTACTCCAAACACTTCCGATCAATTATCAAAACGCTGCCATAGAGCAACAAACGCTCAAAGGCATCGTGCATCTCGCCACCGTGCTAACGGAATCATACGACCGTTTCTGGAACTTGAAGCCAGAGGTCAATGAGCTGCTAGGCTTTGTCGGTCGCACGCCTGAAGCGATTGTTTCCGACTTGAACGCAGACTATGCACTTGCCAACGAACGCAACACCAAGCACTACATGATGGCAACAACCGTTAATGAGTGGCTCGCAGATGCAGGTCATGCACTACGCGTCCCGATTGCAATGCCAGAGGGTTACAGCAACGATGGCAAAGCGTTTTCATACAATCCACTAGTTATCATCATCGAGGAATCCATCGAACCATGAATGAAGCAAATTTCACGATCCCAATCGGCTGGGCATTGACGGGTTTTCTCTCGCTCTGCGGCATCGTGGGCGCGCTTGGGAAGCTGATTTACTCATTGCTCATGTATCGCATACAGGCACTTGAAAAAGACGTTACACGATTGAGCGGCGGATGCGGAGCGCATGGGTGCTTTTGGAGAAAAATTCAATCACCTGACAAATGATTAAGCTCGGCACAGACTACGCACGCACGACTGACAGCAATGTCTATCGCTTTGTGACGCGCAGGATCATCGCCACGCCGCTCCCGTTCTTCCATCGCAACGCGGCGTTCTGCGATGGCTCTGGTCGAGTCTGGGCAACGATCGAGGAGGGCATTCTCTATGTCTCACAAGGCTACGCTTGGAACGGGTGCAGTCCTAAGCGCAAGGTGCTAGGTGTGTGGCTAGGCACTCCAGATCATTCCACCAACGTCCACGCATCGCTAGTTCACGATGTGCTTTTCCAGTTCTCGGCGACGAAACATTTCAAGCTGACTTTCGAGCAGGTCAACGGGCTTTTCCGCTCGATCATGCGCAAGGATCGCTTTCCGCTTTCTGAGCCATATTATCAAGCGGTGATGGGATTCGGCTTGGATTTTTGGCAGAAGGACAAAAGCGTGCATTCAAAAGCATTATGAGCAAAGAAGAAATCAACGCGTTGATTGCAAAACTAAGAACGGCAGTTGCTCACATGCCATCACATCAGCGCGAGCGCGAGCAGGGAAAATTACTGATTGAATCATTGCAAGCATTGATTGAACTAACAGAAACGAAACCATGAGCATCATTCCTAAATCGAAGCCACAAGCAAAGGCGCAGGAAATCACCAAGTTGATTCCGAAGGACATCGCAGAAAAATATGCCGTTGTCCTTGTTGGTGTGCGCGGCTACTATCTCGACAGCATGGGAGCAGTTGGCAAGAATGACCGAGGGATTTACGATGACGCTATGTTTTTGGTAACGCCCGACACATTCGCGAGCTTTAACGCTAACACCGACCCAAGTGTTTTCCGCAGGGGAATTTCAGTGCTGAAAAAAGGCGTGCATCTTTACCGCAAGGGCAAGCACAAGATCAACTCACCGAACGGCTACGCAGCTTTCCGACCAGCAACGAAGGATGAAGGCTTGCCAGTTACGCGAGACGGTCAAGGCGATAGCATAGGCTACGCCATAAACATCCACAAAGGCAGCAACACGGGCACAAGCTCTCTCGGCTGTCAAACTATCCCGCCTGCGCAATGGGAGGCATTTAGAGCCATTACATACGCAGCAATGGACAAGGCAGGGCAGAAAGTAATCCCTTACGTCTTAACCTAAATATGAAAACTACAAACAGGCTCATTCTGGTTCTAAGCGATCTCCACGTGGGGTCAACCGTGGGCTTGTGGCCGGCGGATTTTATCTCCAACGAAGGTAATCCCATCGGGCAGAATAATTTCCAGAAATGGCTGTGGAAGTGCTGGATCGACATGAACGGCTGGGTGGCGAAAATCACCGATGGTCATCCCTACGATATTGTAATCAATGGCGATATTGTGGACGGCATCCACCACAAAACGCTACAGGTCATGACGCCCGACCTCGGCGACCAAGTCACCGCAGTGAAACAGATTCTCGGCGCCCTCATGGAACGCTCATCGACAATCCACATCATCAAAGGCACGGAGAGCCACACGCTCAATCAGGAGATCGCGGTAGGACGCGCGCTCGGTGCCAGCAAAAACAAATCCAACGGGCAACACGCATGGGACGTTCTGGATCTGGAGATGAACACCAAGCTCTACAACTTCGCTCACCACATCTCAGCCACAGCTCGGACATATCTTGAGGCATCGGCGCACAGCATCATGCTAGGCAATTTAACCCACGCACGGGCACGTGCTAAAAAGCGAGTTCCAGACGTGATGATCCGCGCTCACCGTCATCGACATGGGATCTGGCAGGACGGCAATCAGATCAGCGCAATCACCGGTGCATGGCAGGGGCTGACTCGCTACGGCTTCAAGGTCGTGCCAGACGCGATCCCGCAGCCGTCAGCAATCATTTTCGACGCTCGGAATCAAGACAGAACCGAGCTGCCGATTGTTCACTCCAGAGTTTATACCGCAGATTGATATGAAAAGAATTGGAAACGCTGAAAAGCTCATGGCGCAGATGGGCGAACTGATGACAACCAAGATCAGACCCGATGAATTTACCTCGGAGGAGTTTTGCGCGAAATACAAAATGAACCCGAGAACAGCTCAGAATTTTTTGTCCAAGCAGGTCAAAAATGGAATCCTGAAAATGCGCAAAATCAGCCACAAGGGGAAGTCTGCAAACGCTTACTCGGACGCTACTGGCAAAGCGTGATTATGCCTTGACTCCGCGCCCGATTGCGCTAGGTTTTCCCGCGACAGTGCTAGTTGCGCGACTCTTGCGAAGCGAACCAGACTTAGCCATTCAACCCCGCTAGCACCCACTGGCGGGGTTTTTTCTATCAGTTTTGTGAAAAAATATCCCCCAAGTGTGCATCGTCGAGAGGCATGGGGGATCTGCTGTGAGGAGAATACCAGTCAGCGAGCGATTGTCAACTCACGCTTTACCGGTGTCATCGGACGTAAATCGCGCGCATTTCCCGCAGATTTCCCGATCGGGAAGTGCAGATTTCCCGCTCTGAAACCCTTGTAGAATAAGGGAAAATGAAAAATCTGAAAAATAATTGCGATTTATGCTTTACACTTTGCAAGGTTTTCGACTATTCTTTGCGCGTCACCCGACACCAACGATATGAAAACTACTACTCTACTATTCAAAAACAACAACGGAACTTGGTCACTCGCTTCATTCAAAGGCGATACGATTCCATCGCTGGCATTCAAATCTGCAACTCAAGCCAAAACATACGCTCTCAAAAATGGATGGGCAGTAGTTCGTGACAAAAACTGTGACGCATAACCAACACAAGAAAACGCATGAACCTGCTACACTACCAGAAAACCGAGAACCCGAACGTCATAACCGTGGACGCAAAGACCAAGGAGGTGACAATCAAGAAACTGACTGGCACTTACTACCGCATTGTGGCTCCATACAACGACAGAGCGCACTGGGTCATCACATGCAGCGAAATGCACCGTGACCGCTTTGCCAGTGCCGACGACTCAACCATGGTTATTTCAGCAAATCTCAGAAACCAACTTCTTTCTCTATGATACCAAAAAACAAAAGAGGCGCGGTCACAATCGCGCTCGGACACGAAGGGCTTGCACAGCTACGCGCTGCTGCCAAGCTATGCAAAACCAAGCCAGCCAGCGTTGCCAAAGCACTGATTTTTTCAGGCATTGACAAAGTTCTGACTGGCGAACTCAAAATCCAAACCAAACCAACACTGACAAAATGAGCAATCAACTACACAAAATCAACATTGATCTGATGAAGATCACGGGCGCAAGCAAAATCAAAGCCAAGGACGGTAAAGAATACCTTGCAATTGACCTAACCCAGAGCGGCGTTTTTGTCGGTCAAAAAGGCGGCGTTTATCTCAGCCTTGACATGCGCGAAAATCGTGATGGCGAAGATCAATATGGTAATAGCCACATGGTCACAATCTCACCGACAAAAGAGCAACGTGCAGCCAAGGAGCGCACACCGATTGTTGGTAATGCCAAGACGCTGACATTCGGCAGCACCTCGGCACCTAGCGCAGCACCACGGCAAACGGCGCAAAAAGACGCAAGCTGGATCGAAGATGATAGTCAAGACGTGCCATTCTGACCTATGAACGACAACCCACCAATACTAGGCATCATCGCCCTTTACGCCTTCGGAGTCGCTACCGGCTTCGGAATCGCCGCACTTTTTTACGCATTCGCATTCTAACTACCATGACAACAGAAAATACACAAATTGCCAAGCCTCGGACACTCAAAGGATTACTCTCCGAGGATAACGTCAAAAACCAGTTCGCGCTGGCATTGCCAAAGCACCTGAGCGCAGACCGCTTCGCTCGCGTTGCAATCACCGCGCTGACACGCACGCCGAAGTTGCAGGAATGCACGCCTGAAAGCTTTATGCGTTGCTTGCTTGATCTTTCCGCGCTCGGAATCGAACCAGACGGTCGCCGCGCGCATCTGATCCCCTACGGCAAGGAATGCACTCTCATTCTCGACTACAAAGGCATTGCCGAACTGGTCATGCGCAGCGGGACGGTCACGAGCATCCATGCCGACAAGGTGTGCGAGCAAGATCAATTCGTCGTCAATCGCGGCAAGATCGAACAGCATGTCGTTGACTACAAAGGAGCGCGAGGCAATGCCTACGCTTTCTATGTCATCGTGACATTCAAAGACGGATCGGAAAAGTGCGAGGTAATGACGCGGGATGAGGTCGAATGCATCCGCAAGCGATCCCGCGCCGGTCAGTCTGGACCGTGGGTGTCAGACTTCGACGAGATGGCAAAAAAGACAGTATTTCGCCGCGCATCAAAATGGCTCCCGCTCTCGCCTGAGATCCAAGACGCGATCCGCACCGATGAAGATCGTGAGTTTGCACAAGCTCGCAACGTCACTCCGACCGTGCGCACGGAAGCAATCAATCCGTTCGCGCCAATGCTGCCAGCGATCGAAGCCACGACCGAGGAAGGAGGTGAGGCATGAAAATTACAATTACAGCAGAAGGTTTTTACGGCAAAGTAACTGGAGAGTTTGATTTGACAAATTACGATCAAAACACCAGATCACTTGCTGACAGTTGCATCAAAGACGTACTAAATGCGGCAGGCATTGAAAATGATACTGAGGATGAAGAAGAAAGTGAGGTGACAGCGTGATCGAGATTGACGATGGCGGCTTGGCGTTTCCGTCAGAATATTACGCTGAACAAGGAATGACTCTGCGCGACTACTTCGCGGCGGCGGCTTTTCAGGGATTGCTGATAAATGGACATCACAAAAACGTCAGGTATTCTTTCATCGCCGAAGATGCTTACAAGCTCGCAGACGCAATGATCGAAGCCAGAAAGGGGGATGCATGAACTACCACATCGTCAACCTCGACCAAGGCACTGAGGAGTGGCTCAACGCTCGCAAGGGCAAATTGACGGCATCGCAGGCGGCAGGTATCATCACGCCGACAGGCAAGCTCGCAGCGGCATCGAAGGGACTCATGCGCAAGCTGGCGCGGGAATGCCTGCTGGACGATCCTCACGCCTTCGCCGGCAACGCAGCGACACAGTGGGGGCATGACCATGAGCCTATCGCTCGCTTGCTCTTTGAGGAGATCACCGGTCACGCAGTCGATACCGTGGGCATGTTGCAATCTACTTTGCACCCATGCTTGGCTTGCTCGCCTGACGGGCTTTTCATGATCGACGAAGTTGTTCACGGGCTGGAGATCAAGTGTCCGAGCGTGGACACGCATGTCGACTACTTGCTCGACGGTGAGCTACCCGCCAAGTATCTCCCGCAGGTTCACTTCTCGATGGCAATCACGGGTATCAAGACGTGGTATTTCATGTCGTTCTTCCCGGGGCTTCGACCGCTGATCCTGCCAGTGTATTGGGACGAATACACTGACAAAATCAAGCTCGCCGCGCTCACATTCGCATCGGAATACGAGCAAGAAATGCCGAGAATCCTTAACGCGATCAGATTGTAATGGGTGAAACGGAGACACTTGAGAAACTCCGCCAATGGTGGCAGGCTGCTCCAAAAGAGGAACGGCTTGCCATCAAAATCACCGCGGCGGCGGTAACAATCAACGACGAACGGGACAGGGACATCGTGCAGCGGAGAATCGACGCGCACTGGAGGAGATTCATCAAAAAAGACTATACGAAATGAAGCGACAATTCGACATGCAGAGCATCCCAATTATCAAAGACGCGCACTCACCAGACGGGCAAGCATTTTATGCACCTCCGAGCTTTGCGGATCTGCCAGACTGTCCCGTTTGCAAATACGGAACACCGATGGAGCGCAACGGCAGGCTGGTCTGCATCGACTGCGGAGCCACAGTTGGATCAACAGACAAACAAACAAAATGAAACAAGCACTAACATACGAAGAAAAAAGAATTCTGCGCGATCTGAGCGCGGGGCAGTCCACAGTGGACGCGATAGCATTGCGATTCGGGCAGACGGCAAGCACGGTCCAGAAAATAATGGATCGGCTGGAGAAGCAACGCATGGTGGCATCAAAAACAATCAGGAACGGGAAATTTACAGTCTATGAACTACGATAAATTAGACATAATCATCGGCATTGATAACGGCATCAGCGGCGCGTTGGTGGCTATCTCAACGCACCACGGGCTAGTCATCGACAAAATACTCATGCCGACACGACCCAGTGACAGAAGCAGGGAGTGTGACGCATCGGAAGTCTGCGAGTGGATCGAGCGATTTACCCGCACCGACGACATCGCCGTTGCGCTCGAAACGCCATCAAAACACTCGCCCGGCACACTTGCGCTTTGCTCGATGTGGGACTGCTACGGAGCCATCCGCGGCATACTCGAATCATGCGGTATAAAGCACGTCAGAATCGCGCCTAGGACATGGCAGAGCGTCATACTGGGTGTCGTGCCGAAAGGCGAGACAAAAGCGTATGCAAGGGCAAAAGCGCGCGAAATATGGCCTGATGAGGATTGGCTCGCCACACCGCGCAGCAAGAAGGCTCACGAAGGATTTATCGACGCGGCATTGATCGCGGAATTTTACAGAAGAAAACTACTATGATATTAAAGAATATGAATGAAGAAATACCACAGCAAAAAAAAATCAAACATGAAATTTACAATGACCATTTCCAGAATTACAAACGCCACAATATACCGAAGGCGCAACTAGTAATAGCTGATATTCCTTACAATATCGGAATCAATGCTTATGGGAGCAACCCCGCATGGTATGAGGGCGGTGATAACAAGAACGGAGAAAGCGCATTGGCTGGCAAAGAGTTTTTTGATACCGACAAAGATTTTCGCATATCAGAGTTTTTGCATTTTTGCAGTCGCATGTTAAAGCCTGAGGACAAAAAAAAGACGGGAGTTGCACCCTGTATGATTGTTTTTTGCGCTTTTGACCAGCAAATGGAAATCATCGAAAAAGCTAAAGAGCATGGATTTATGAATTACATAAATCTCGTATTTGTGAAAAACTTTTCTGCACAAGTATTGAAAGCAAATATGCGAGTTGTTGGAAACTGTGAATACGGCTTGATTCTCTACCGTGACAAATTGCCAAAATTTAACAACAATGGAAAAATGATTTTTAACGCCATGGACTGGCCACGAGATAATGAAAGTGAAAAAATTCACCCTACGCAAAAGCCAGTATTGCTCCTAAAACGTCTGATCGGACTATTTACAGATGAGGGAGATGTTGTCATTGACCCATGCTGCGGAAGCGGATCAACAATCGTAGCCGCACATCACAGCAATCGTTCAGCCTACGGATTTGAAATTAAGAAGAATTTTCACAAGGCGGCTGTTGAATGGCTTCAACATGAAAAAGCACAGCTAACACTTTTCTAACATGACACCACTAAAACTACTACAACTTGTTATCCGCACGCCAAAAGGCGACATCTCACGCGAGCAAATCAAACATTTGATTTATGGCATGAGCATCTACCGAGCACTCTTCCTGCTGGAGCTGGCGCAATACGACACGCCTGTCCGTACGGGAGACATGCAAGCGGCATCTCAAAAATGCTGCGATCACAGATACCTCAAAGGCTGGAAAGGTCACGAGCGGTATATCATGAAGATCAAGCATGAGCAGTTCACAAATCCGCACAGTTTCTATACATATATTCTTACCGAGAAAGGGCGCGAGGAAGCTGCGGAGATCAGCGCAAACCTTCAGGGCATGATCGACCAAATCGCCAAATCGAAAATGATTGCTTGAGAAATTGCACAAAATAGCGCATATTGCGCGCGTCACGACCGGACCCGTGATTAACCTTAAAAACATTTTCCCCGCCATGGGGTCAGTTCTGCAAATGCTCAGGCACGCGCAGGTCCGGACTGACAACGTGGCGGGATTTTTATTGTCCAAAATTATGAGCAAACAAACGTATTACGAAAAACTAAAAGACCCAAGATGGCAGCGTAAGAGACTGGAAGTTATGAATCGAGCACATTTTTTATGTGAAAAATGTTATAATGAGAACAATACACTTAACGTGCATCACCTTTACTATATGAGCAAGCGTGATCCTTGGGATTATCCAGATTTTGCATTGATATGCATTTGCAATGAGTGCCACGCTGAAGAGCATGAAAATAAATTCAACACATTTGAAGAAACAATAGAGAGCCTAGTTGAAGATCAGTTTTTCAATCCTTACATTCTTGAAATTATAAATCAAATATATTTAGCGAGGGAAAGCGGTCTTGAAATGAGCAAATTTCTTTATGATTGCTTAGAATCAATTACAAATATCAGACAAAAGCTCGAAAAAATAAACCAGCACGATAATGAGGATCAGAACAATTAAACCAGAATTTTGGGCGCATCCCGTGATGTCCAGACAATCAGACAGCACCAAGTTGCTTGCGATTGGATTATTGAACGTAGCAGATGACGAAGGCTATTTTTTCGCAGATGCGAGAATGATACGAAATCTAATCAGACCATTGGATGACGATTCCCGTATCACTACTGTATCAATACGGGAGCTGTCCGAAATAGGGTATGTCGAACTGCGAAAACATGAAAGCCATGGAGACATCGGCAGGATACCTAGTTTCCTTTTGCATCAGGTCATCAATAAGCCAAAAACAAGCAAGATAAAGGAGTTTTTCGACTACGGTAGCAATACCGTATCAATACGGGATGAATACCGTCTGGAAAGGAAAGGAACAGGGAGCAAGGGAACAGGTAAAGGAAAAGGAATGGAATTGATCTCTTGCCCGATTTCATCGGACGAAAGTGAGATTTTGAAAATGATCTGGTCTGGTTGCCCTAAAGAGGGCAGGGAAAGAAGCGGGAAACAAAAGCTTGCTGATGCTTGGCGAAAAATACCAGCAAAAGACAAACCGACAAAAGCCATAATTGAAAACGCTTTGACAGCTTGGAACGCGAGCAATAAATGGCAAACTGGATTTTGCGAGGGAATAGAGAAATGGGTCAAGAATCGACAATGGGAGAACTTGCCAGAATCACAAGGGATGACACCCACATCAATTCCAACCGACGACGACATTTTACTGATGGGCGCAATCGACAGCATCAGAACTTCATGGCAGAAAATTCCGTGGAACAATGAAGATCGAGCCGCGCTGACGAAATACAAAGAACAGCTCGCTGCGTTGACCGATGATGACTTGCAAATCTTGAAAGCATATTTTGAATCGACAGCCGAAGGATATTTTCGACCAGACAACCGCAGCAAGTTCTGCGAATCACTCAGCGGCATTTGGACAGCTTGCGAACGCTGGAAAAATGCCACAGGCTACCGCGCGCCAAACTCACGAGACTCACTCTACTACGGATCATGAAAACACACACCGAACTACTAAACCAACTGATCGACGCTGTTTACGCGCTGCCATTTACTACTTTCAAAGAAGCTCACGACTTGCAAATGCTAGCCGCTGAGATCAAGGGGCAGATGATGGCTGCATGCGAGAATTGCGATAGTCCGCCATTTGCGCAACCTGATTACGCAACCACTCAACCAGCCGATGACGGGTGGATTGAGAATACGGGGGTTATGCCTGAGTGTGATATTTCCGCTATACGTTTGCACGATGGGGAGGTTATAAAAGTGGCAAACGACAAGAATTGGGCATGGGGAATGAAGTCGCCAAATCCTGAAGAATTTAGTATTACCCACTACAAACCAGCATGAAAACACAAATCAAACTACACACTCGACCTTGCATCAACTGCACACGTCCAAGCTCACGCGGCATGTATTGCCGATCCTGCGATGCCGTCTGGCTCATCGCTGAACGTCTCGACAACTTCCACAAAGATCCAAAAAACAGGCAAAACTTCATTGCCGACCTGCGAAAGAGTAACCTTTTCACACCGAAGGCAATCTGGAGAGATGGCGAAGCTCGAAAGGTCAAAAAGCTCATGATCCTCGGCGAGCAGATGTCAGGATTCGTTATGGGCTTCACAAGTGCCGAAATTCGCGATTTAGTGGCGCGGGGGTATAATCTATCTATTCGAAACGCAGAACGCGAGGAAAAGCACGCTGAGGCTCAGCAAACGGCATACTACGCAGGGCGGCAGGAAGTGGACGCGCTACATGCGCAGATCAAAGAGCAAACCAGAGCGAAACTCGGTCACCTCGGCGATGGGCTGGACTTTCGATCCTACCTCGGCTTCGATCCGACGAAAACCGACACGGATGACAGCCCGAACTTTTAACCACAGAACCAAAACAAAATGAACACAATACAACACCTAAAAAACGAAGGCTGGATAGAATTTCCTAACAGACTCAAGCCAACATCAAGATGCTTTTACAAGCGATTTGATACACCAACACGATGCAATTGCAATGATAACAAAGCGGGAATCCAAGTAGCCATTAACGTCTCACAATGGGAAGGTCGAGAATCTTTCGAGATTGAGCTTTGCGGAGAGGCTAAAGATGAAAGCTGGATTCAGGTGCTGAATTATGGCTATATCGTAGGCATTGAAGAAGGGTTAAAAACCATTCCAAGGTTGATTGCCATGTGGGAAGTTTTTGCAAACTACAAACCAACAGAACAATGAACACAGAATCAGACACGCCGAGGACGGATGAAGTTGAAGACGGATGTATCAATCCCGTTGCGTGGGCAGACTTTGCTCGCCAACTAGAGCGAGAGCTAAACGATGCAATGGCAGCACTGCGGAACTTGACCGACGAGATCAGCAGACACGAAGGCGCGAGCATGATGCATCCACGGCTCACCAGAGCGATTGCGGCAGCAAATAGACTAACCACAGAAACAAAATGAGCAGACCAAAACTAAAAGCCGGTGCCAAGCGCGAGAACGTCACGCTCACGCTTCCGCCGGAGCTTATCGGCGAGGCAAAGGCGATCGCCGAGCTGGCAGGAATGAGCGTCTCAAAAATAGTGGAAATCTTGCTGAAAGGTGCTTTCGACCAGCTAAAAAACCGCTACAACGGAAAAAAAGAGCAAGAAAAAACCATTGGTAAATAAAGGATAGAGAACTATTTTCTCTTTTCTTGCAGAAATCGCTTTACAATTTGCAAGGAATCAGTGTATTGTGAGCGCGCCGCAGGGCAACAACCGAACACGCAACATTATGAAACTTACACCAGCAACAAAAAACGCAATCGCAAAATACGGAATCGAAATCTGCATTGCAGCATTTGAGCAGCACAACACGCACGGCGAAGGAGCAAGCACAGTGGCGCACAGTCACGCAATCCTGAAAGGTAACACTCGCATGGGTGACGCTGCAATCAACGCAGGACGCGAACTCGCAAGCAAGTAATAACCGCAATCAGGGGCGCGACTGCTACGCGCAAACTCAACAAACTACCACCATGATCGAACACATCCAAAAACTAACCGAAGCCGAAGCCAAGCTCCTGCTGCTATTCGCAATGCAGGATCTGCGCAAAGCAATATACAACCCATCACCAGCAAGCGACGCGATCACGCTCGGCTGGCTCACGCAGAAGATCGAAACCCTCAGCAAAGAAAACTCAGAAAAATGACCACCATCGACCAAATCATCTTAACGATTGCGATCATCGCGATCCTGATTGCAGTCATTCACGCCGCGCTATGGCTGCGCGTGCTGATCCATCTCTACCGCGGGGATGATACCAGCTATTGCTTGCCACCGACCGACCTCGACGGCATGGACGCGCAGGGAAGCGCATACGGTCAGAAAGGAGGGAGTGATGCACGGGACTAATCTAGACTGGAAAATCGGAGTCGTAATATTTACGGCAGTCGTTATTATTTATTCAATTCTAATTTCAATATTACACCAACGATGAACGAAGAACTACTTAATAAATTGATCGAATACATTGATGCTCGAATCGAAGAGGCAAAACCACGAGAATTTGACGAAGATGACAATTTCTCGTCTTGCTCTCTACGTATTGAGCTGAGAGAACTTGTTGCCAAGAAAGGAGGCTCGCATGAGTGATACACCGCGCACAGACGCAGCCTCGCGCATGGCTTTCTCTGGCGAATACATGGTGCCGATTCAGGACGCACAGAAGCTAGAATGCGAGCTATCCGACATGACAAAGCAGCGCGATGCGTTGGCTGAGGGATTAGACAAAGCTCTAGCAGCCTTGAAAGGAGAATTACATGAGTGAACGAGCACTAGAGCTAGCCACCGCGCTGGAGGCTGAGCTGCTGGCTCAATGCGACAAGCTTGAGGCGACGATGCAGCGACCAGAGTTCGCATCGTTTCCAATCGACGAACGCAGTCAGATCGAGCGCAAGCAGGCAGAAATTAGCGGGTTATTGACGCAAGCGGATTTTATGAAATACCAATTATCGAGATTATGACACCAGAACAACAACTATCGGAATCCCTGCTTGCTGCGTGCAAAGCAGCGGGGATTGAGAAGCCAAAATACATTGCTCAGGACGAAGATGGAGCCGTTTGGCATTATGATGGAGAACCTGACACGACAGGCACGTCAGATGTTGGTATTTTTGCGTTTGATCCAGATATTGGTGAACACGCCATTAACCTAGACCACCCACCCTACGCCGACGACTGGAAAGAGAGCTTGATGGAGTGGGTTGAGCCACAAGGCGAGCCACTAGCGGACGTGCTAGCGCAGCATGCTAACCTTATCGGTGACGATACCGAAATGGTAATCCTTTATAATGTTGCTGAAACCAGCAAAAAGATTGATGACGCTTGCAAGATCGCGTATCAGAATCACCTCAGAAAAGGCGATGGCTTATGCTGGAGCCGTGCTGATTGTTACCGCGCTGCATGGCAGGATGCACTTGCATGGAAAGCTATAGCAGAGAAAGGAGGCGAGAAGCTATGAAATTTGATTTTCTAGATTGCGTTTTTTTGGTGTATATGGTCATCGTTCTTTGTGGCGGCGTGTATGTAATTATTAATGACTATACTAGTGCTGACTTGCGCAAGCAAGCCATCGAGCGCGGACACGCTGAATATGCGGTTGACAGTGACGGCAAAACAACTTGGCAATGGAAGGAGAAAGGACAATGACTAACAAACAAAAGCAAGCGCGAGTATCTCATCTTTTCCGCAAGCGCAGGAGCTTCTGGTGGGTATTGCTAGCCAATCGGAACCCCGCATGGGAAAGAGCCT